CAAGCAGTGGATAACAACGGCAAGAAGATTCGTTTGGTGCCCCGCCAGTTGGTGGTCGCCCCCGGCAACATCTTCCAAGCTGAAGTTCTGTTGAAGTCAGTGCTCCGCGCTGGTACAACGAACAACGACATCAACCCCGTCAAGTCTATCGGCTTGTTGGACGAAGGTGCCGCAGTCTTGAGCCGTTTGACCAATGCTAACGCATGGTGGGTCCAGACCGATGCTCCCGAGGGCTTGAAGCTCTTGATGCGTCGTGCTTTGGAGAAGACCATGGAAGGTGATTTCGAGACCGACTCGATGCGCTACAAGGCAACTGAGCGTTATCAAGTGGGCTGGACTGATCCCCGTAGCCTCTACGGTACAGCTGGCGTCTAAACCAATGTGGGGGGTTCGCCCCCTGCTTCATTAAGGAGAAAGACAATGGCACAAACCTATATTGGTTCTACCCTGCGTGCAGGTTCTACAGCGTTGACTGACACAGTTGATGGCGGTTTCGTCGTCATGATGCAGACAGCTACTGTTACTACAGCCTCTGCAGGTACTGCTACTAGCGTTACTGAAGTCCTTCCCGCAGGTTCACAAATTATCGATATCTATATTGATACGATGGTTGACGAAGTCGTGGGTGGCGGTACAGCTACAGCAATTGCGGCAACGGTGGGTACAGCGGCGGCGGGCACTCAATATGTGTCTTCTACCGACGTCTTCGCTGGTGGTCGTTTTGTTCCGTCATTTACCACAGCCCAGCTCGCGGCGATGGCGGATATCGGCACGAACATCAACGTCGTCCTCACGGTTGACCCTAACGGCACGATCAGCACTACTCAAGGCGTTTACCGCTTGACGGTTGTGTATGCTCAGAAACTCTAAGGAGCACAATCATGGGTGAATTCAAGCCGATGGTAAAAATGATGACCACCGAGCCTTCAGTTACTCTGAAGCTTAAAAAAGGTGGTTCTGCTACTCACAAGCGTATGCACGCTGAGGGTGCTAAAGAGGGCTTCAAACCCGTCAAGAAGATGGACGGTGGGATGATGGGCAGTATGGCGGGCAGTTCAGCGATGCCGATGGGTAACCCCGTCGCGGCGCGAGCGATGGCCGCCAAGCGTATGGCCGCAAAGCCAACGCCTCCAACTCGCGGTATGCCCGCACCTACTCGTCCTCCAATGCCAGCCGCTCCCATGGGTCGCCCTATGATGAAAAAGGGTGGTGGTGTTGAGGCCGAGTTGAAGAAGCACGAGAGCATGCCCGCGTCTAAAGCCCACATGGGTTTGAAGACTGGCGGTATCGCTAAGTCCACGAAACCCGGCGGTTACAAGACCGGTGGCGTTGTAGACGGGCAAGGCGGCTATAAAAACGGTGGTATCATCAAGACGATGACCAATAAGACTACGAAGGTTGTGGGTGCCAAGCCTGACAACAATTCGGCTCCTACTGGTGACGTCAAGATGGGCAACGCCGGTGGGTACAAAAAGGGTGGTGCCGCAAAAAAGCACTTCGCTACGGGGGGAGCTGTTAATAACAGCGGCCACGCCGTAGCAATGCCCAAAAAAGCTCCGAGCAAGCCTGTAGCGATTTCCGAACTCTCGGGAACGTTTAAAAACGGCGGTCGGGTCTGTTAATTAAGGCGGGGGCTTCGGCTCCCGTCCTTTTTGGAAACATCATGAGCACTTTAACGAATGTATTTTCGGCGCATCGCGATACAACGGGTGTAATATACGCTGGCGCGGCGAATCTCGCCGGGTATCAGTTACTTACTGGTGGCACAGCCGGGGAAATCGTATTCCGCGACGGTGGAGCATCCGGTACTGTACTTATGCGGGTCAATATCTCTGCATCACCTACGAATCCATTTTCGACGCTGATCCCCGGTAACGGTATCCGCTTCAACACCAACATTCACGTCACGTTGCCCACGGCGGCGGCGGTGACGATTTTCTGCGGCTAATCATGCCAAGCAAATCACCAGCTCAGCATCGATTGATGCAAGCCGCCGCTCACACTAAGGGTGGTTTCGGTGGTGTACCCCAAAAGGTCGGCAAAGAATTCATCCGAGCTGACGAGGGTAAAAAATTCAAAGATGGCGGGCTGTATGATAACATCAATGCGAAACGTGCTAGAATCGCTGAAGGCTCTGGCGAAAAAATGCGCCGAGTGGGTAGCAAAGGTGCGCCAACGGCCGAAGCTTTCAGACAGTCAGCAAAAACCGTCCGAATGAAGGATGGTGGCCCGAGTCTCGCAATAGGTCGAGGCGAGAAGCTCCCGGTCAGTAAAGGGGCGGGATTGACAGAAAAGGGTCGGGCAAAGTATAATCGGGAGACTGGCAGTAATCTGAAAGCTCCACAGCCCCAAGGGGGACCTCGCCGAGATTCATTTTGTGCTAGGATGGAGGGCAATCCGGGGCCTCTTAAGGACGATCAAGGTCGCCCAACCCGTAAAGCCGCATCACTTAAACGTTGGAATTGCCCGGGGTGGTAACAAATGGCAACATCTGGGACAGTAGGATTAACGACAATCAGCGTACAGAATCTGATTGACGACGCGGCGCGGGCTTCAGGTAAGCTCGCCGAGGAATTGACTGTCGAGCAAGTACTCTCCTCCAAGCGTAACCTCTTCTACGTTCTCTCGTCCCTGATAAACAAGGGTATCCAGTACTTCGCGATCAAGAAGACTGTGATCGGACTGAATGCGGATCAATATATTTACAACATGCCTGTGGGGTCCAACGACGCGCTTAACGTCTTGTATCGACAGATGGAAAGACCCTCCGGGAGTTACACATCTTCAGCGGGGGGAGTGGTAGCCAATGTATATGATAATGACACTGCGACGTATTGCCAGCAAACATCTGCCAATGGTAATATATCTGTTAACTACGGCGTTAGCAATCCTGTCTACATTGGCTCCATTGGCATTTTACCATTCGTCAGTGGCGGTGGTAGTGCCACTTGGACGATAACGTACGAATACTCCGTAGACGGTTCCACGTGGAACACCCTCGAAAGCCTTGGCGCGATAGTCGTGTCGGACAATGAATGGGTATGGACTGACATCGATCCCGGGCAGAATGTGATCGCATACCGCGTCCGGGCCTCCGGAGGTACTACGCTTGCGCTTCGTGAATTCTACCTTGGTAATAATAGCCGAGAGATTCAGATGTCCCGTCTGAACCGCGATGACTACACGAACCTGCCCAATAAGAATTTTACAGCGAACCAGCCCTACCAATACTGGTTCGACCGCACTATCCCAGTGCCCACGATCTACCTGTGGCCAGTACCCTCGGACCCGTTCATCCAGATGACGGTCTGGTACTCGGCACAAGTCGAGGACGTCGGAGCACTCTCGGGCGAACTCGCGATCCCCGATCGCTGGCTCCTCGCGGTGGAGTCGATGCTGGCTCACCGGATGTCACTTATTCTCCCTGCCGTGCCACTGGACCGTGTGAAGTACCTTGAAGGCCAAGCCGACCGGAATTTCAATGACGCGGAGCAAGAGGAGCGCGATAAGTCCCCAATCTACTGGGCACCGAATATCTCGGTGTACACGTCGTAATGCCAATATTCCTCGACACCACAGGGCTGACTTCGGTAGCCATCGGTGTGTGCGACCGGTGCAAGATGAAGTACGCGTTCGTGCGCCTCGGACCCGACCCCAATTTCCCCGGACTGCGGGTATGCGACACGGGATGTCGGGACCAGTTCGACCCGTACCGTCTGCCAGCCCGAAAGACTGAGCGCATCAACCTCCGCTTTCCACGCCCCGACGTTAGCGTGGCGGCGAACGATAATTACCTAATGACTGGTAGCCAGTCAATGGACGGCTCCAGCCAGTACCAGATCTCGACGGAGGGAAATACGCAGACGCCGTCGACCAACGGCAACCGGGACACAATCGCTCCGAGTCCACCCAACAATACGAGTACTTAAATGTCAGCACAAGTAGCCATTACCCAACTCCCCGCCGCTGGTGCGATAACTGGTACTGAGGCGGTTCCGATCGTACAAAACGGTGTGACGGTTCAGACGACTACGGGTGCGATCTCGGCGTCACCTTCGCAGACTTATCAGTACCTGACCGCGATTCAGACAGCCGCATTGCCTAACAGCCGATACCTGTCCAGCAGTACCGGAATCGGGCTGACAAACGGAGGTGCGCAGGGTCCTTTGACTATTTCGCTTAATGGTACATCGGGTAGCCTTGAAGCCGCAAGCGACGGCATTGTCGTTAAATCCAGCGGGGTGATTGTCCCGCGCACGCTGACCGCTTCCGGCACCGGCATCACCGTGACGAACGGTAGCGGAGTATCGGGGAACCCCACTGTGGCCCTTTCCGGACTTCCAGCCGCACTCGCTTCGGCCAGCGGTACGGGACTCCTGAATATTGTTAGCGGTACATCGATCGGGAGCGTTTCGATTCTTGGCACTGCGAATCAAGTCACCGTAGCCAACGGGAACGCTTCGGCCGGTAGTCCAACGATCTCGATCGCGGACAATGCTATACTGCCCGGGACTGGGTCAATGACTATCCCGAGGGGGACAACGGCTCAGCAACCCGGGGGTTCGGACGGCCAATTCCGGTTCAACACGACTACTTCGACCTTCGACGGATACGCGGCTGGGTCTTGGAGACAGTTCTCGCTGGCCGGTGGCGTGACATCTTTCAGTGCTGGATCAACGGGCTTGACGCCTTCGACAGGTACTTCAGGCGCGATTACACTTGGCGGCACACTCAATGTGGCGAGTGGCGGTACCGGGGCAAATACTCTGACCGGATACGTATACGGTAACGGTACGGGTACGATGACCGCCAGCACGACGATACCAACGACGGATTTGTCGGGTACTGTGACCAACGCACAACTCGCCAACAGCGCGATCACGATCAACGGTTCCTCCGTAAGTCTCGGCGGCTCTGTGACTGTGACTGCCACGGCTACGAATGCATTAACAATCGGTACGGGTCTATCTGGTACATCCTACAACGGATCAGCTCCAGTCACGATCGCGATTGATTCGACCGTAGCCACGCTGACTGGTTCGCAGACGCTGACCAACAAGTCGATTAGTGGCTCGACGAACACTTTGTCGAACATTGCCAACGCAAGCTTGACGAACAGCCAGATCACCTTGGGTACGACCAATATCGCTTTAGGCGCGACATCACTAACCCCTGCTGGTTTAACAAGTGTGACGGTTACACAGAACCCGGTTGCGGCGCTCGACTTGGCGACTAAGCAGTACGTGGATAACTTGGTTTCTTCCGGCATCACCTACCACACTCCAGTCAAGTACGAAGTACCTTCTGGCAACCTCACCGCTACCTACAACAACGGTGCATCAGGAGTCGGCGCTACGTTGACCAATGCAGGTACTTTGGTCGCATTCACACCAGACGGAACGGTTGCGTCTGTTAATGACCGTATCTTGATTTACAACCAGACCAACCAAGCGGAGAATGGTGTCTACGTCGTGACGACTGTCGGTAGCGGCTCGGTGGCATGGGTGTTAACCCGCGCTTCTGATGCTGACACCTACGCTTTAAAAGATCCAAATGGGTTAGGTAACGGGGACGCATTCTTCATTACATCGGGAGCTACTGGTGCTGGTGAGACGTATGTGTGCAATACTGTTGGTGTGATCACATTTGGTACAACAGCTATTACTTTTGCACAGATATCGGCGACGCAGATCTATTCTGCTGGTACAGGGTTAACACTTACTGGTACGCAGTTCAGCATCAGCAACACAGCGGTAACTGCTGGCTCCTACGGTTCTGCTACCCAAGTCGGCACGTTCACTGTCAACGCGCAAGGTCAGTTAACCCTTGCTGGAAACACCACGGTAACTCCTGCGGTCGGATCTATCACTGGATTGGGTACTGGTGTAGCAACCGCTTTAGCGGTCAACGTAGGCTCTGCTGGCGCTTTTGTGGCATTTGATAGCGCACTTGGTACACCGAGCAGTGGTACGGTTACGAATCTAACCGGTACTGCATCGATTAATATTAACGGAACTGTGGGTGCGACGACACCTACAACTGGCGCATTTACTACTGTAGCCGCGACAACAGTAACAGCAACAACTGGCATCTTTGGAGGAACATTCTAATGGCACAAGCAGGCTACACGCCCATATCTCTCTACTACAGCACGACTGCATCTGCTGTTCCTACTGCTGGTAACCTCGCTTCAGGCGAGTTGGCGATCAACATCACTGATGGCAAGCTGTACTTCAAGAACAACTCTGGTACGGTGACACTGCTTGCTGGCTCTGGTGGTGGTGGCCCTGCCGCTGGTTCTAACACTCAGATTCAATTCAACAGCTCAGGTTCGTTTGGTGCTTCATCATTGTTCACATGGGATGGCGCTCAAATTCAAGTCAACGGTATCACAGTAGGCCGTGGTGCAGGTGCTGTTGCTACCAATACTGCGGTGGGAGCTAGTGCTTTATCAGGAGGTTCTCAAACGGGAACAAGCAATACTGCTATTGGCGCAAGTGCTTTACTGGGCAATACAAGTGGAACGGACAACGTGGCAGTTGGTCGGGACGTATTACGTTCAAACACTACCGCAGTTGGCGGTGTTGCTGTTGGTAACTATTCTTTGTATAGCAACACTACTGGCGGAAACAATAACGCCTTTGGTACTAACGCGCTATTTACAAACACCACAGGCGCTAATAATACCGCCATCGGTACGCAGGCACTTACCTCCAACACCACAGCCTCTAACAACACTGCTGT